CCACGAATTGCCTTACAACGCCTAGAACCGGAGGAAAGCCTATGGAGGCTTTTACTGAGCGCCTTGACACGCCTGACCCCACTGGTTCTAGCAAGCCCCTCTTTAGCGGAACTCCCGCGATAGCGGCAGAGATCGAAGAGTGGGCAGAAGAGTTCGAAAAGAATATGGTTGATATTCTGGACGAAGTCATAGCAGCAGCCGAGCATCGGCTTAAGACGGCGGCGTATAACGACAATGAGTGGAGCCGCCACGCCGATATCCTCTCGGTATCTGTCCACAATGACGAGGTTGTGTACGGCCACAAGGGCACGCCAGAGGAAGACCAGCAGATATTTGATATTGAGTTCGGTAAAGAAGAGATAGGACCAAACTCTTTGCTTCGTAAGTTTGCTGAACAAGATATTAAAATAGTGAACAAGGAATTAAACAAGGCCATAATGGAGAACTTCGGCCATGTCTAATCCCGGTTTCACGCTCGCTGAGGACGCGGCCATCAAGAGCCGGTTGTCAAACTTGACTGTCTCTGATGACCGTGATTACACGCGCCCAGTTAGGACGTTCTTTAGGTACCCAGACGCTGAGACAGAGAAGACGTATCCATTTATAACTATAGATCTAATTGATATTCAGTTCGATGCGGCTCGTCAACATTCTGAGGTTACGTACTACTACACCAACTCCACTGAGGCTTCACTTGCCTACAGGGAAAGTTCTCAAACTATGACGTATTTCCCCTCTGAATATACGTCTGATGACTTAGAAAACCTGATTGATTCTCCTAATGGTTTTGTGGCAACCGATCAAGTTGTGCCCGTAAACCTTATGTACCAGATCTCCACCTACTGCCGCAGCCAGCGTCACGATAGGCAGTTAACGGCGTCTATGTTGAGGTACATCTTTCCATTTCGACGGGGATTCATAGAAATCCCCGAAGACGGCACCATAAGACGGTGCGATATAGTAGACTGGCGACCAGCAGATATCCTTGATCAGGAAGCAGGATTCAACAAAAGGATATTCCGCAAAGTCTACACGGTTAGAATAAACGCAGAGATTCCGCAAAAAGACATCTACAATGTCAAGACGGTGTCTGAAGTTCGGGGCACAACTAAGTACGACTATCAGTATCCTGACGTTTCATCCACTTCATCTTCGGAGGATTTCTAAATGCCTAGTTACTCAACTCCCGGCGTCTACGTCAACGAGGGCACCCTTGCCAGCCTGACCCCGTCCGTCAGTGGGGGTACTTCTGCCGTGTTCCTTGGAGCCGCTGAGCGTGGCCCCGAGACGGCTACTCTCATTACCGACTGGTCCAGTTACAAGCGCACCTACGGTGACCTGAAGAACGCTTACGACCTTGGTTACGCCGTCTACCACTTCTTCGCCAATGGCGGGCGTTCGTGCTACGTCATCCGCGTTGTTGGCACCTACGACTCTGAGGGTGGCACCGCTGACTCGGTGACTCCCGATGCCTCAGCGTCGCTGGACGTTGCCTACTACCCGAACGGCTCGTCGTCGGCCTCCGCCGCCCTCTTCGACGCTGAGGCCCTGAGCAATGGTACGTGGGGTGACAACCTGAAGATCGGCATCCTCGCTGGTCTCGTTGACACCACTGACTCCGCTTACGGCACCTTCACCATCGTTATCTACCTCAACAATGTTGAGGTTGAGCGCTGGCCTGAGGTCACCCTCAACCCCGATGGCAACCGTTACGTCGCTACGGTTGTTAACACCTACAGCAAGTACATCCGTTTGACTAACGTCGCTACTGACTCGCCTGACGCCGATCTGGCTTGGATCACCGAGGTCGATCAGTATTGGACCTTCTCGGGCGGTGTTCAGGGCGTGGTTGGCCCGCAGGACTTTGCGACTGCGATTGACCGCGTTGACTCCGTTGACGGAACCCTCATTATCAACGCTGTCGGTCAGACCTCCACGACTGCGCTGTCCCCCATCGTCAACAAGGCTGCTGCCCGTGGTGACTCGTTCGTGGTCATCGACCCGGACAAGTCTTCGGAGACCCTTACCGAGGTTCAGACTGTCGCCTCCAACTTCGCTGGTCTGTCGAACGGTGGGTACGCCGCGCACTACGCTCCGGCCCTCAAGATGGTGGACCCCGCCAAGACTGGCCCCGGCGCTATCCGCACCACCTACCCGGGTGGTGCTGTCGCTGGCCTGATCTCCCGCACTGAAGTTCAGCGCTCGGTTGCCAAGGCCCCCGCTGGCTTTGCCGCTGAGATTAGCGGTGCGCTTGGACTCAGCGTCACCATGTCGGATGCCGACCTCGGCACGTTGTACGACGGTAACCCGTACGTCAACTCGTTCAAGGTCGTCCCCGGTGGCGGTGTCGTGGCCTACGGTGCCCGCACTCTGGAGCGTTCTAATGCTGACAAGTTCATCCCGGTTCGCCGCACGTTGAACTATCTCAAGTACTCGCTCAAGCGTCTCACTGAGTTCGCGGTCTTTGAGCCTAACGATCAGAACCTGTGGAACCGCATCAACTTGGTGGTCTCCGGGTTCCTCGGTGAGTTCTACCGCTCGGGCGGTCTGCGCGGGGCTAATGCCAATCAAGCCTTCTTCGTCGTTTGTGATGGAACTATCAATACTGCTGCAAGTATTGATCAGGGAATCGTGAACGTCGAGGTCGGTGTGGCACTCCAGTACCCCGCCGAGTTCATCGTTATCAACCTCAGCCAGTGGACCGGTGGTAGCAACACCGTTGAGTCCGTCTAAACCCTAGGAGTAAGATTCCATGGCAAGACCATCTATTTCAGATCCGCTCAGGAACTTTAAGTTCCGAGTTACTATTGAGCCTGCGAACCCCACTCTCGCTGGCATCATGAGCGGGGTTTCCACTCTTGGATTCTCCGTCGTTTCGGGCCTCACGGTCCAGAACGAGATGATCGCCTACCGTGAGGGCGGCATGAACACCCATCCGCATAAGATGGTTGGTCAGTCGGATTACGGCCCCGTCACCCTTACCAAGGGTGTCTTCTCGGATCAGTCCCAACTGTACAAGTGGCAAAAGTTCCTGCACACTTGGTCGCAAGGTGGGACTGACGAGGGTGGCTCTACTGCTGGCAACAATGACTACCGGTGCGATGTTCTCGTGCAGGTGTTCGACCACCCCACGTCCAGTGGCCCATATCAAAACGTGAACCCGGGACTGGACGCAACTCCCCCCGGAGAGGCTAAGTTGGCCTATAAGTTGTTCAACTGCTGGCCCGCTTCGTTCTCTATGGGTGACCTCAACGCCGGTGACTCGTCTATCCTGATTCAGCAAATCGTCCTCAACCACGAGGGTTTTGAGTTAGGATTCTCCCCGACGGAGATCGGGGCACTGCCCGGACTTAACTGATCCACATAAAACTAGGAGTACAATTAGATGGATGACACGTCTACTGCTAACGCTATTAACGCGGCTATCGAAGATCCGGTCCCCTCTATGGGGAACGCGCCGGACACATTAGTTGAGTTGATGCGTGGTATCCACGACTCGGATGCCGATAAGTGGCACACACTGGCTGAGATTAGGGAACTTAACGGAGAAGACGAAGAGTACCTAGCGTCTCTTGAGAACAAGAAGGGACTCCTGTACGCCGAGTACATGAACGCCCTTCTGGCGCGGGCAATTGTCCGCATCGGTTCTCTTGACGTAGAAGGTACTCGTGGGGAAAAGATCGTCAGCAAACTCATGCTTGCTGATAGGGATCTTGTTTATCTCCACATCGTTAAGGCCACCTACGGTAACGAGCGTGAGATCAAGGTGGCGTGCAGTAAGTGTGGTACTACCAACGATGTCGTACTTGAGTTGGATAAGGACTTTCCTATTACTTATCCTGAGTTCAACATCAAAGAGGGTATTGAAGTAGACACTTCCAACGGGACTGTGCGTCTTAGACTTCCTAACGCTGAAGACAGCGTGGAAGTCAACAAGATTGCTAAGACCGATGCGGAAGTCAACACCGCGATGCTTTCTCGTTGCGCTATCTGGCCCAAGGGCGAGGCCCCCGATAACCCATTGAAGTGGGCACGCGGCCTCAGTATGAAGGACCGTAAGAAGTTAGTTGACACCCTTCTCGGAATCGAGATAGGGCCGAGGATGAAAGAGGTGAATACTCAATGTGCAAGTTGCGACGAAGACATGCCGCTTCTGCTCGATTGGGTCTCACTTTTATTCGGCTAACTTAAAAACTATATACTGGGAATACGAACAGATAGCCACTGC